AAAATAGGTCTACATTGATTATCTAATTTTATATTCGGGAATCTCTGCTCATGTTCATTTCGTTGACTCGGTGCTATAGCTAAACTATCAGAGTGTATTGGTCTTTTATAACTCATACCCTTATTATGAAAATTGTATACGCGATACATTCTCCCATCACAACCACGCTCGCACCTAAGAAGTTCACTGGACCGACTCATGGGCCATGTCACTTCTTGTTTATATCCACAATCACAAGCAAATTTGTATAGTGGCATCAATATTTCCTCTTAGAATATTTCTTTCCAGCGGGACTATGACCTGGCCCTTTTAATGAAGCAATATCTCTTTTAAGTCGAGAAACCCAACTGCCTTTTTTCTTTTTTGCAGCAGCAGCATCTGCTTTTCTGATTTTAGCAATGCCTTTCGCTTGATCGTTCATTGCTCGTTCCATCGCTTGTGTATCTGTTAATCCTTGTTTCTTATATCTATTAAAAGAACTTTTAATTCCGATTGCCATTATTTCTTGTCCTTCCCGAATACTTTTTTCAATTTGGCCGAAGTCTTAACAAGAAGATCAGCTTTATCTTCTAACTTATCTGCTTCCCTATTCATTTCTTTGACCACAACCGCAAGAAATTTAGAATCAGCCTCAATCTCTGCTGATTTTTGCATTGTCCTAACAGCATCCTCAACTTCCCACTTATCATAACCGCCAATCTTTTTTGAACTACCTGTTACGTGTACACTCATATTATACTCCCGGCTCACTTGTACGGGCACTCTGCGATTCATTTGCCCCTACTTGTTCCATTTGTTTTCTCTCCTGAAATGGAGACTGTGTTTTAGATTGTTGTGCAATACCTTTAGTGCCACCACTTTGTCCTGGTGTGGCCTTACCCGCTGGTTGAGGATTCATTGCCATCCGTAATTGAATACGTTGCATAAACTGTGGGTCATCGAACCAATCCCGAACATCTTCAAGGATACCCATTTCTTCCGCAATGTCAGTCAAGGATGTCTGAACATTAAATGGCAACCCCATATTCATTGCTATCATAGCAGAGTTCATTATACTTTGCATAATATTAGTACCAAACTCTACAATACGTTTAGTTCTAACAGCCGGATCAAGGCGTGACATCGATCTTGCTTTCAAAGTAAATGTATAGTCAAGAAAATCACCATCTCTTTGTTCTGGTGTTAAATGCAACTGAACATTCTCACCACCGGGTTTCCTTCTGGAAAGCATAATGTCCATAAATGGATCAGTATGTATATACCAAGCTCTCTTCCCGGCAGTATCCGCTGCAAAATCATAAATCATACCGCGTGAATCTTCAATAGTAATAGTAGCGTTAGCTTGCAAAATATTAGCTTGTGTCGCTGATTCGGCATTAGATACCAGACCAGACATCTGGTCTGGATTACCTGACATATAATTATGCCATATCTGACACTGTTGAAGCATGGCTTCGCTTTTTTGATTATTGCCGCCGAAAGTAATCACTTTAACAGTATCAGGATTACCCATCACCATTCCACCATCTTCAGTAGTTCTTATATCTTCAGCTTCATCGGCACCTGCTGGATCTACAATACCAAGACTCTTTTCGCGATCAGCCTGGTCCATTTGTTTGACCATCATTTTATTGGCCATCACATGCAGATCATAATGAATCCCAATCGGAGCTACCGGGAACGGATTACCAGGCACAGGTTGTGTCAAGGCAAGTATGGAATATGGTCCTTCCTTTGGGCCATAATAATCACGCGCAGCAAGATATTCAGGAAGAATTAACTGAGATGGGTCTGGTATAGTAATTAACGCATTAGCCCCAGGAACAAATACTTCTACGACATCTACAAAATCCTGAAGCGTGTACATCTCACTATCACTAAAGTTTCTCTTACTAAGGGATTCAACTTTATCTTTAGCATTAGGATGAATTGATTTTGGTATTTTCATCACGAGATCATGATCAAACTCATCGTCATCCAACAAAATCTGTCGCGGGACTCGATTCCTGTCACCAAGAAAAGCTGCCTTGCGATAATCTTTACACGATGGATCGGCAGTGAAATCATCAAAATCAACAAGATCAGTATACACCTGGCCTTCATCAATGAAGATGTCACCGAAGTTTAGTATCTGGCCACCGCCCGCTAAACCAGTTTTAGCTATACCCATCATAAAGAACGCATCAACAATAGCAGCACGCAATGTATCTTTAATCTTTATTTGTTTGTCACCCTTATCTAATGCAAGTCCGAGCAAATAAGCGTATTGTTCGTATTCCACAATTTCTGTTGATACCTTGTTAATACCAGATTTCATCACAAGATTAGGCACTGTCGCACGAATAGTATTGAATATCAGATTGATAGGTTCTTCACCGGTTAATCCATATTCACTGGCGTAATAGCGGCCTACATATTCCTTAATGAACATCGCTCTCGCTCGGCGATGTCGTTTGTTTCTCTCGAATCCCTGCTTAACTGCAAGGGCAAATTTGTTTGGAGTAAAATACTCAGGCATTAATCATCCTCGTTAGGTTTATAATCTATACAATGATAGCCTTGTTTATCCGCACTCTTACCAATCGCACATTTTGGGCGACTTGCATCCATCCAAGCTGTACTTTTTGAATTAGGAACTTTCTCAGTTCCTTTATATTCTTTACAACCGCCGCAAAATACTTCAGCCATCTCTATGCCCTAAAATCAAACTTAGATCGCCACCCCTTCGGCTTGGCACGTTTTTGTTTTAATGCTACTTTCCTACCTGCTGCTGTCCGCATATCATTCCGTGATTCAGATGCTTCCGCAAGATTCCTCATCTTATAATATTTGTCCTCTATGGTCAACGCGTCAGCCATCGTTCTATCACCATGTGTTTTCTTAGCGGAAGAACTCTCTTCCACCAAACACGCGGGACCAATACTCCCATCATCATTGTAAATATAAGTCTTAGCTTCCTCAAGTGCTTTTATAGAATGGTTGATATACCCACCATGAGCCAATGCTCGATCATACGCATTGAGAAGCTCACCTTTAGATTTTGGATTATTATGCCAACCATACCTTTTAGTTTTCTTATCCCTAATATTACCAACCTTAACATCACGATAATAGTATGGATAATGAAACTGTTTAACAACTATCTTACCAAAATCATAACCAGGATCACCATTCATCTCCCACTTCAAAAATGGAAGTTTCTTTCTACCACCAACCCACAAAGCCAAAGCTATACCAACACGAGCCATCTCATACGGTGGTGTATTAGCATCAGCCCATTCAACTACTTTCTCACCAGTTTGCCGACACTTGACTGATCCGACTGAATTAGAAGCACCCTGACCTTTAGACAAATCGAAACCAATAACATAATCAAGATTCTGATCCAACCTACCGTTTATTAAATTAACCCAAACCTTGAGTTTGCCCTTGACCGCCCTCTTACATGTTATCTTCTTCAGGTCTTTTTTCTTCAGAATCATTGGAATACTATCATTGGCTACTCCCTTTGCCAAATCAATATCCCAACGTGTCTTAGGCGATCTGCCAAATATTGCTACATGTTTATCAATATTCGTTACAGTGAAGAATGTTGAACCGGCTTCAAGATCTTCAGCATCAATTTCTCTTGCCATTTCGCGTGGCGATCTATTTTTATCTTCAACATCATACCAGGGCGATCTGATCTTCCATGCATTTGTCACTGGATTTTGAACAACATGTCTATGTCTGCCTTTATCTGGATGATCCCACCACATTAATGGGAACACTATAATCGTTCCATCGTTCTTCCATTTAGAATATTCACTACCGGGAGTAGAAACAGTCGAGTTCACAATACGCACCAGGGCAGCATCTCGTGTCGCACTCCGCATTAATCGAGCATGTTTCACCTTAGCGAATTCATCTAACAAGGCAACTAATCGTCTATCACCCGATGCTGCATGTTCAGTAGTTGATTCACCATCAATACAAGAACCGTTGAGAATGTTATAGAGGTGCATTTTGGTGCGATATTTTTGCCCTACGCCGACCATTGGCGGTAACATCCATTCTGGCAACCAGGTATTCAAATAATCATGTTTCTGAAACAATGCTTTCATGTTACCGGCTTGGTCCACATACGGTTCGGTACGCGACAGTTCAAGAAGTTGTGAATCAGGTCTGAATAACCATAACCAGTGCAAAAATATGGTACATATCCATGAGGCACCCATATCACGAGATTTATTAATCAAAATATCTTTAGCATTAGCAAGATGCCATACTAATCTCTCGAAAAGAATATCCTGAATCTCCCAAGGGATAAATGGATGGTGTGCTATTTTTGCTTCGTGTCGCTCACCAGTGTCACCATCCACATCAAATTGATGATATGTCCAAACAAACGTATTCACCCAAAACAAAAGAGATTCTCGACTCGCCGTCATCAGATCATTCTGAAAACCCTTATCATATTCAGCATCACGTAAAACTTGAGATCGATATTCAATATTTTCTATCTCATGTTTTGGAACGACCAACCCAGTCCTGATGCATTTCCATGTCTCAGGCACGTTAGGAAACGGTGTTCGTAGTTCCGGTTTGAGTTTTTCGGCTACGTCAATCATTCTTTACTTGTCAAAGAACTCTTCGCTATCTGGCTCAAGCGTTTCTTACCCTGCTCAGATACCTTATCAGCCAACGATGCCTTATTATTGCCACTCTTGGCATCTGCCTGACCTACTCTGCCTTCCATTCGATCCCAGATAATACCAATTGCCCATTTATCTGGTCTATGAGTTTCAAGTTTAACGCCTACCTTAACTCCATCCTTGTATATATCAATTTCTTCAACATAACCAAGAGCCACGTTCCATATATGCCTTGCGATGGCCTCGGCTTTAGTCACCATCACGGCCTCTTCACCTCTGGCCTTGATGATTGGATCGTCATATTCTTCACTGGCGATCTCACGAATGAACTTTGAGAGTAGTTTACCAGCTACTACTTTTTTACCGTGATTGTTTTTTTCCGTGTCTTTAGCGGGCATTCATACACCTTTCATATGCCTCTAAAATACTTTTAGCACTTTCACATAAAGTAACACCACCACCCGGAATTGGTCCAGCAACACAAACACCAATCACCCGACCTTCAGAATCATATAATGGACCACCGCTACTACCGAAAGCACCCTCAGCATCAGTCTGTAAAAGATCTTTCCATTCCCATATATCTCTACTAAGGTGTGAAAGTATTCCTTTAGTTATAGTAAATTTCAAAGATGGTTCATGTGGAGATCCCACAAGATATACAGTATCTCCAATATCTCCAATATCTCCCGGCGATGCCGTAATCTTGGCGATACAGAGTTCGTTAGCATTTATAAATATAAAACCAACATCTTCTTTATTGTCGATATAAAAATCATCAACTTCTAATACAGTACCATCAACAAGTTCTACGATAAGATCTGGTTGTTCTAAAACATGTGCAGCGGTTAGAACAACATTATCATCTATAAACACACCAGATCCAAAACCATAATCATTACGTATTGCCACCGAAGCGTTGACCATATTCTCATATAGACTGGGTTTCCTATTTAGGGAACACCCTGCAAACAAGAAAATCAATATTAACACTGACAAAATCCATTTTTTCATCCTGCAAGTTTCCTTACATACGCCACCTTACTACTTTCATTAGCCTCAAAATATAACGTAGTTTTGCCAAGTGGCATACGGAAGATATAATTAACATTGGCCATAAATATCCATTCAACATTTGCCGCCGTGGATGTCACTCCCGTTATACTCGCAAGCATTACTTTACCCGCTGTACCCACAAATGTTATAATATACATCTGACCAGCATCCAATGTCTGTGTATAATCCTCACCAGAAGTAGTAAGCGTTAATGTTATTCCGCTCGCAGCTACGGGATCAGATGCTTCTACAACGGCTGGCACACGGTTGCCTTTATTGTCACATGAAAATATTTCACTAACTGGCATTAGTTATCTCCTTTTTCCAGAATTTATCAAATATTATTATCCAACCTAACCAACATAAAGTAAATCGCCCACTTTGTCTTTGGTAAACATGATGCGGTATAATATCTTCCCAATGATGTACATATCGCTCTAGGACCTTCATCATGTTCCTCTGGTTATCGCACTGTCAATAACTGCTCGCTGGACCCGCTCTCGTTTCTTATCATCCAGCATCACGTTAAGAATCTCCCTGCCTTTGGTTACACTCTGAGTAGCCAACGCCCGTTTGACAAACTCTGCTTTGGGTATGTTCTGTTGATTCTCTGGGAAGCTGTCGTAGATTTCGCTTATCTGCTGATAGTTCATTCGGAAATCCTCACACCTATGCTTTTCTCTGCAAGCATAACGTATTCTATACCATCTACTTTCAATTTATCATCGTTCCAGGATGGCAGTAAAATCAGATCGCCACGCTTGAGGACCTTAACATCAGGACCAACAAGCCATACTATGCCAAAGTCGCGGGTATCTTGTGCACGTTCAGGCAGGAGTACTCCTTCTGGTGTTTCTTCAATAGGTCTAACTACAATATTAGTGCCCAATGGTTCAATCACATTCTGCTTCTTTTGATTCGGTGTGAAATATTCAGGACTCAATCTCGTTATAGCTTCTCTGAGAGTAGTCAATATCCTACTCTTGATGAGTTTCTGTATCTCATCGTCTGTTTTGTCCTTAATTTCTAATATATCTATAGAGGCCATAAGGCTATCAAGGTGTAGACTACAAACCATTGGCTGTTGACAATTTATTAACCAATTACTATGTTGGAAATAATCTGGGGTATTTTTCTCTAAGATCTTAATACACTCGCTCATCAACATATCATCTCCTTCTCTAACGTGGGGGTTACAGTTTCAATATCTCTTCAGCCATCTTCTTCGCATCTTCAAGAGACATGACCAATACGGGATCACGCGTATCTTTATTAAAAAGGTACCTTCGTGAAAATGTGACCGGATTAGCTGTCATACAATATTTGCGGTCAGGGATGAATATATCAGCGAACAGATGACATTCATCACCTTCTTTAAGTGTAGTTACGGTTATATTCATAAAACACGTTCCTCTATACTACAGTCAGATTAGTCGGAATCTGAACCTTTTCGGGGATAAATCTGAAAAATATTTTATATTTTTTCTGGCTGGAGTCCGCAGTTGTTAAGTGATTATCTAACATCGAAAACGGGGTGTTGGGATCTTGTAGGAAGGGATGTCCACTCCCCTATATCCGATAACCAAAGGGTCGGCACGGGGGGCATTGAGAATCAGACCAGTCAACGCCCATCAGACCTGTTCATCGTCCGATAAAAGAATATTCATAAAATAAAATAAAAGACTTGCATTTGTGCCTTGTGTGTGTTATACTATACATAGTAACAAACGTCCAACACAGCGAGTGTGAGAGGGCTTAACAGTGAAGACTATGAAACGCAATAGACTCAGGCAGTTAGTATCGTGGGAGTATATCACACAACCAGAAGCGAATCAGCTATGGCGTGAGTATCTCCGAATGTTTTATCACCCAAAAAGAAAGTGAGGTAAGAAAATGAAAACATATCTTAATATCGGCGACCAAGTATATTGTATAGGTGCAAAACTAAGAATAGCAGACACAGAAAATATAGAATTGATAACAGCCGAAGATGATATGTATTATGATGGTCTTTTAGTTAATTGGGACGAAAACGGCTATTACACAGAGTCAGAATAATCACACCACACTCCACTTCACCAGCAGCCGGATGACAGACCACGTTGTCCGGCTGTTCATTTTATCACGTCCGATTATCCATAAAACGGAACAGCCCTAAACTGCGTATTAGGTGAATTAGACGAATCAGGAGCGGCGAGAGTGGTTTTCTTAGAGTCAGTACAATTTGCGTCTGGGTAAGTCTGGGTAAAACACTCACGTCCGATATGAAAATCAATACTATCAGACCAAAAACACACTTGTGTCCAGGTACGTCTGGGTAGAAAAATCTATATAGACACAGATAAACCCTTATAGCATAAAGACTTATAACAATTTTAGGCGATTATGTCTGGGTAAGACCTTGTAAACTATCTATATACATATATTTGACGGTTATAACGACTATCCTACTAATCCCTATATTCCTTATATATACCTAATAGATAGTTTATAAAGGGTATATAGACATAATAGACATAATAGACTATAAGACCAGTATTATCAACAATTTACAAGCGTCTGGGTACAATAATTCTATCCAGACCTATCCAGACCAAATAGCGATAACAATACACAACAGCCGATTTCGTGTCTGGGTAGTCATTCCTTATCCAGACCCAATACGACCGATAACAGATATGACATACACTACATATTGCGATTTACAATCTATCCGAACATACTATATATAGTGTACTTTCAAACTGTCCGATAAGTATATTTCACCAATTAGTAAGATTTCCCTTGCATTATAGTTTAGTTTGTGTTATACTTTACATAGTGTTGTTTGACAAGTTAATAGTGGCTAACAGAAAGTGAGGCAATTTATGATTACCTATAAAGCGACAGGTATTGTTTTAGGCAATAATTGGGGTGGCGGAATCAGCGGTTATCCTGCCAACGAAATCAATGCCAACAGTTTAAGAGAATTAAGAGAAGAAATAGAGGAACAACTTGAAAGTGGTTCACTTGATAGCGGAATGGGCTATCAATCGTTAATCGGTGCTATTATGACTATCGATACCACCGATAGCCGAGAAATTGATGGCAAAGTATTTATATCACACGATTATGAAGATGAGATTTTCGGTGATGTAACGCCGGAACAGGAAGAATGGTTAATGGACGCAAAGTTTAATAGTTAGCCACTATGCCCAGCAGGTATCTTGCCGGTTCGACTCCGGCAACTGGGCTTGTGAAAAATAAAAAGATTTCCCTTGCGTTGTCCGAAGTTTTGTGTTATACTTTACTTGTCAATAGAGTTTAGTTTATGAGAAGGTATGATTATGAATTGGGAACTAAAAGAAGTCGGCGAAACTAAGTGGGTTCAGGATAATTCAGGATATTATGCCTTAATTCACTATATTAAGATAGATTGTCGAACGTGTGAAAGAGCTTGTATTGATTGTATAGACGGACATGTTCGTTTAGATTTTATGGATAAAGACGATATGCCTTTTATCAGTTATCAGGGAACGGCCGATGATGTTCGTAAATATATAATGCAGAATTGGCCATTGGTACTATGGCCGTTGTCAATAGAACACGCCAGTTATATCGGAGCGGAATTAGCACGTTGTGAATTGCAAAAAACAAATTATGTTCAGGATTAAGTATGAGTATTACAAAAGCGATATTAAGTCTCCGAATAGATTATGCCAGCGAGCATAAATTACGACCAGCGGAAATCAACAGTGGCCTATGTATGGATTTCGCTGATAATATAGCAGAACAAGGTTTTGGAATAAGTATTTGGGGAAGTGAAGTCCCATACAAATATTGGTCTGATGCTGTATTACAAGCGGCGGATTGTAAATTTGACTATTTTGACTATTTTATAAATATACATTGTTTTATCTACTATGATGGCAAGTTTTACGATAGTGAAACTCCGCAGGGTTGTGATTATCCTGATGATTTATTGTGTTATCAACGGAATATGGATTTATTGGGAGTATAAAAATGGGACGAAGCGTTGAAACGATAGGCGATAACATAGTCTATTTCGATTTTAGTTATGATGATATAGACTTTGCAACAGAAAATTGGCAGGATTTACAAAATAATATTATTTGTGCTATAACGGCACGATATAAATCCTTTGTCAATACACCTAATCAGTGGGCACGATGGCCATACCGAGAAAATTGCATATTACTTGAAAACGACCATATACAAATCAGCATATCGGAATATTGTGGTTGTGGGGCAGTATCGGTATTTGTCCGGGGCGATACGGAATATCCTGAATTAGCCGAACACTGGTTAAACCAGGTATGGACTACGTTATCGAAACTGATTGGCAAATATGTTATTGTTATCAATAGAATCGGGACGTTTAGTAATGGTTGTGCAATATTTAACAGAAAGTGAGGATATGATATGACAGACGAACAAAAACAAAAAAGCTACGGAGATTATTTGGACAGCAGAAAACCGTTTGATGAAATAGTATTAACTTTCGAGCAATTTATAGAATCAATAACAGCAGACGATACAGAACCAGGCGTATGTCCGAAATGCAGCACAGACGATTTGGATTATCAATGTTCAGAACCTTGCGGCGATAGTATCAAATATCCATATACCTGCAATAAGTGTGGATTTGAAGGCGTGGAATGGTATGGTCTGCAATTTGCAGGACACTGGGACACAGACGGGAATGAATTATAATTACGAGTAGTTTGATACCCATTGACTGGAGTTTGTCCACCACAGCTAACGTGAGGACTTCGGATTTAGGCCGATTTCCGGTATTTTAGATGATTTTAGACTTGACACGATAATCCGGTTATGGTATAATAACATTATGAGAATAGTGTATTTAACAGTTTTAGTTTACTTGGCCTTGTTGTTCACGGGCTATAATAGGAGAATGTAAGATGAAACAACCAGAACAAAACAAACAGAATCAGCAGCGATGCCCACGATGCAAGCGGGTAATCGGTTGTGATTATCGTGGGCATAAGTGTAAATGTGATTGCAGAAAGTGAGGATACTATGAAAACAAACATACTGGTTCAGTACCAGGGCGGCGGATATGATGGTTGTTTTTGGGAATGGAATTATTTTTATATCGACAAACAGGGAACGTTTCACGATATACAGTCGTCCGGCAGAGCAGGTATTGACAACAAGCAGGACGCTGAACAGTTTATTAGACAGGATAAAAACAAAACTTATATCTATGATATGAACAACGAGCAGGACATAATCACGTTTAGCAATGAATCTCATCCTGTCCACGTTAGCGGCGTTTTACAGTGGTTTGAGGATAATCCCGATACCGGTATTAAGTTTTTCGTAGTATGTTCGGAATGTAAGTGTCATATAGATAGCGATGAGCTTGTGTTGGACGAGAATAAATTATTCTGCGATGAGTGTTATACAACTGGTTTTTGTTCCTGTTGTGAATCTTATGTAGGCGAAACAGAAATCGTGCAAGTGGATGCAGGTGAGCATTATGGACACGACTATATTTGTGTCGATTGTAAAGAATACCACGATGAAGAACGGGAGACAGAAAGTCTTGAGGATTTACGTTGGCAAGCGTTTTGCACAGGTAAACCAGATATGTTCAGTGGTAAATTACGAGAAGAACGATTATCGACAGGTGAATTACCTAAATTATTAGCCTCAAGTATAAGAGAATGTGAAAAAGCACTTGAACGGGCTATAATCAAAGCAGAACCACAACAGGCCGATGAGCCGGAAAGGACGGGGTGATATGCACACCTATATAGCACAGAGTAGAAAAGAATTTGAGCGTGTTTGTGAAATGTTAATCGCACTTAATATAAAATGGGTACATAAATGTAGTTGGAATATTGAAATATCATTACAATTTGGAAAACACACTAAACAGCACCACCACAGGTGTAGAAAGATGAGGTAACTATGAAAGCAGAACGAGCAGAAGTAAAACCGGAGTTTGTACCAGTGATAGTAACGCTGGAAAGTCAAGAGGAAGTGGATTCTCTTCATGCGATAGGGAATCATTTTATAATTGGCAGTACACTTCCTGCATTAAAGTGTTGGTATCGACAACTTGCACCTTTTAGTTCCTACAACCGTGATGAATTGTGGGAAAAACTTAGGATTAGATTACACTAAATCCACAAGCGATGGCCAACTGCAATATCCGGCATAGTGTTCCGTGATTACCGGCTGGCCAGAGCTTATGAGTTTAGTATACAGAATACAGAGTAAGCAGGACAGGATGTGTGGTGCGTATAATTCACACGCAAGGCATTTCCAGTGTGCAGATATTGTAAGTCACATGACGCGAGAGCATAATAACGACCAATCTGGCGAACACCCTGCACCATACAGGGATGCGGGCATTATTAACCACAGTCCAAATGAATTTTGTGGCTGTGCCACAGCAGCAGACCTGCTTCGGTGGTTCAAAGGTTTCATCCCAGACCTGCTCAAAGCAGGATATGAGATTGTCGCATTAAATGATGTAACGATAACAGCCGTTGGAGAATATCAGGTATTATTTATATTTAATACTTGACACAGGTTATTGAATATGGTATAATTGTGATAATGAAAGGTAGGTGACAAATGGGAATTATAGAAACGAAAATCAAAAACGCATTTGGACAGTATCGAAAAGATGGCGACCTTTTAAGGTTTACAAAAGACATCGCCCATGTAGGCGATTATAGTGTGAATAGCCAAACGCAAGCTGCTATCATGTATGATGCTATCCGCGAACATTGCCCAAAACCAGTTTTCGAGTGTATCTATTATGATGGTGAACACGGTGAATATCACTTGTTCGACTTTGACCCGAATCTGATTAGCAGAAAATCACTCCTAATCGAAGTTAGGTCGCGGTTGCAACACGAGATTGGTATTGAGCTTGATTATATCGACAAGGCAATGGAGAGCGTATATCTACTTAATGTGAATACATTAGTGAGGATAACAAAATGAAAGTCAAAGTACAGGTAACAGAAACATCACAACGAGTAATAGAACTGGACGTACCCAGTGAGGAAGTAGCTATTGACATAGTAACAGACCAGTATAACGCTGATGAGCTTGTCCTTGATGCTGATGATTATCGGGATGTAGAAATTGAGGTGGTAACGTGAAAAGATATAAAGTAACAGTACACTGTGATGACATAGTTGCTATTGTGCTTGCAGAAGATGAAGATGATGCAATAGATAAATACTATGATGATAATATAGAAGAATATCTTGAACCAGTTTCACAGCCTGATTTCACGGCTGAATTAGAAAGTAAGGTGATAAAGTGAAAAAATGGGACGTTTACATACCATATAATACGTTTACTGAACACATTGTTGAAGCTGAAAGTCCAAAGCAAGCCAGAAAGATTGCTATGGATATGGGTAATTTGGATAAAGAACTTCTTGAAAATCTTGAAGTGCACTATGAATATATAGATGTAGAGGAAATAATATGAAACAACTAACAGACGTAGAGAAACTTGAAATCGCTGTGAACCTGCTTGACAAGCGTGGACTTGAAGAATATGAAGAATAGTGTTATGGACTGGAAATGGATTGCGAGCGTAACGGCTTTCACAACGTACCGGCTGAATGTGAGAACTTTGAGTGTAGGAATTGTACTATGGTTGACCAAAGTCGGCGTGAAATTGATTGTCCTTATGTGGATGAAGATAAGGTAATATGAGAGCGCGAAACAAACAAAGCAATAAACTCGACAAACCACTGCCAGAGATAGCTCAGAGCTTCGCAGACCGCTTTATAAGCGGGTATGGTATCGTTGATGCTGAGCAGGTAGCGAAGCTGGTCTATGAGAAGGTGGTGGCTTCACGTAAAAGTTTAGAAAGGCGGTATGGGAAATGAAAATAAATGATAGAGTTAGGGTTGGAGATTCAATAGATGATTCTAATCCTATTGATTCAGAACTTATAGGGCAGATAGCAACGGTTATTAAAATAGATGAAAGTGAAGCACCAAGCGTTACAGTAGAGTTTAAGTTAGGAAATATTGAATCATTTTGGCCGGAAGAACTAACGAAAGTGAGGTAAGATATGTATCAAGTAGGTGTAATCGTAGAATTTGAAAATGGTACGGCAGAGCAAAACAAATTTGAGTTCTGGGGTGATGCATGTGCATGGGTGGCAGAGTTTGCTAATAATAATCTCATGCCGAAAAAAGTAAGCATGTGGATATTAAGAAAGTGAGGTAAAAAATGACAGAACGAGAAATGGTTATAGTATCAGCATATACTGGTGTTTTGCTTGGTAGGTTTTGCGACATGCACGAATATATTGAGCAAATAATGGAACGGCCAGTTTCTACACATGAACTGGGCAATAAAAGAATAATGGAAGAAATAAGATGTAGAAGTAAAAGAGATTTTTGTAACTTAGACAATAAATTAGTACCGAAACCACTGGCTCAATATCTGGATGAGTATCTTAGGCATGAGGTAGTAGATGTCGACCGTGAACTGCTCGAACAAGCACTCGATGCGTATCAGTCAACTGAAAATGTAACTATTAAGATTGAGAGGAATTGATATGAGAGAGAAACAAACGAAACACTTTGTACCAAATAGGTACAACGACAACAGAGGTGAAATGGGTATTCCAATTTGTCATTGTTTTGGGCATGGTCGTTTCACACGAAGCCTTTTACCGGCTTTGCCAGAGGAGATTGCCAAAACCAGACGGGGCGTTACTTGCGGGAATTGCAAACGAACTAAATTATTCAGGAAAGTGAGGTAACATAATGCTATACAGAATCCAAATCGAACAACGATTCGATAAACAGAAATTAGTAATCGGAGCTGTAAAGGAACTGACGAGTGACTTCGTAATCTTGACCGGCATGGCGTATTTCGGTAACAATCACAGGCCGTGCCAAGTGATTGAGATTAATCACAAAGAATTATGGCCACCTGATGTTTCAATATGTATTGCGAAACTTAAAAAGATTTTGAACATGCCACACATACTGGTAATGAAAATCACCGTAGGGCGGACATTATATTGAAACGCCTAATCACAGAACGCCAGGAACAGATATACCGGATGCGACATCACGACTTCGGCGGCATGAGCACGAAAGAAGTGGCGGCTGAGCTTGGAATCATAATACAAGCTGTTAATGAGCACATGCACAAAATGCGGAAGAAAGCACCACAATTATTTCCAATATTGACGAAGCGACAGGCAGAAATATTAAATTTACATTCACAACTTGGCCTATCGCCGAAAGAAATAGGATTGCGTTTAGGTATATCGGATATAACTGTGCGTGGTACGCTTCATAAATTACAGCATCCAAATATATTTGTACCAGGTAAAAAAGGCACATCAGCCGAATATGAAACGTGGATGGATTTTGCAGTTAAGCAGAAATTCTGAAAAGTCCCTGCCAATATCAGGGCATATTACATGAGGGTTGTTGTAATTCCGCTTATGGACATACAATAGCAAGTTTAACTTAGTTTGGAAGCGATGGCCAGTTGGGGGAAGCTGGTCAGAGCTTCTGGGCTTTGCCGTCCGATAAGTTTATTTATAGAAATATTTTATTTCTATTTCTAAAAAGGTTCAGAAAAGAACTAATTCCTCGGTATAGTGAAGACATACATAATGACTAAACGACTAATAACTGAAAAACAAGAACAAGCATTACGCTTATGTCATCAGGACTTTGGGGGATTGACCCAAAAAGAAGCAGCAGCAAAAATGAATATTAGTCCTCGTGCCTTGGGCAAATTGTTAAGCCGCGTGAAAGAAATTTTACCCGATTATTTTCCAATTTTAACCAAACACGAAGCAAAGATTTATCATTATTATATGGTTGAAGGTTGGGAAGTAGATGAAATATCAGAATATACAAAACTGTCGCAAAATGCAATTTACTTAACACTCCAACGAGCAAAGAACAAAGGAGTATATTTTACAGAAGCAAGGGGTAGAGTGCTCAGTTATACTCCTGACATGGACATAAACGTAATACATAAATTTTAGTCTGGTTACTTCGGCTCTCTCGCTTGCGACCACATCAACAGACGGAGTAAGAATGAAAGAGAGTCGAACTAATTAGATTACTTTAATCGGGAGAATGATATGGATTTCAAAACATTTGATGAACTTGTAGAGCGAGAAACTAAACGAATGAAGGATGTGATGTGTAGTAAGTCGGCTGATTATTCTGCTGATGGCGATAAGTTATTCAATTTCAAGCTCGCGGCTGAATTAGATGGTATATCACCCATTGAAGCATTGCGGGGTATGTGGCTAAAACACCGAACTTCTCTTAGGCAAGGGCTTGATGAATTGGTGGATGAAAAATCTTGCCGTTCAGAAAAATGGTGGATTGAAAAACTTACTGATGACCGCAATTATAGTATGCTGCTTCAGGCTTTGTTGATGGAAAAGTATTTCAAGTTGTTTGTTGTTCTTAAAGAGTGGGAGATAAAATTAATAGAATTAACTGATAGTCTTGGGTGGTATGTTAGGAATAACATTGAATGCGGATATTTACATAAAGATAACCGGATTCATAAAATGACTACAGGTTGGAACAACCACAGATTCGGCGAAGCACCCGGTTACTGGCCAACGAAAAAAGCCGCAGAAGATGCTTTACGGAGATATTTGGAAAAGGAATCTGACTAATGTTTAATGTAAGGGAATACCACAAAGAATATCAGCAAACAGAAAGAGGTAAATACGCACACCGAAAGGCGAGAAATAAATATAACCAAACACTTAAAGGTACTCTTTGTAATCGTTTCCACCGTATAAAACAACGATGTGTTGACCCACGACATCCACGATATAAAGATTATGGTGGTCGCGGGATTAAGTGTAAATTTGAGACATTGGATGACTTTAGAAATTATGTAATCAATGTTTTACAAATTGACCCACGAGGATTAGAGGTTGACCGAATAGATAACAATGGGCACTATGAAAAAGGAAATATTAGGTTTGTTACTACAAAAATAAATGCTAATAACAGGAGAAATAATGGTGCAATGGCAAGATAACGTAAACGGACTGTTTGAATTTTGTAGTGGGTTTTTTATCTTGCTCCATTGTCTCAAGATGTATCAAGATGAGGGGGTGCGGGGGGTAAGTTTTCTGGCAGCAGTTTATTTTACTGCTTGGAGTTATTGGAATTTACACTATTATCCGCACCTTCATCAATGGTGGAGTTTCGGCGGTGGAATTTTCACTACAATGGCACATACTATTTGGTTTTCGATGATAGTTTATTATCTTAGAAAGGAACGAAATGATAGAAACAGTATTTCTTGATATGGATGGAGTAATTACAAACTTCAACAAAGCTGTCTGTGAGAAATTTAATTTACCTTATCCCCCCCAAACCTATCATTTTTTTCCAGAAATTCGATCCCAGGTTAATGACTTTTGCGATGGGTCGTTTTGGCAGAAGCTTGAATGGATGGATGATGGGCGTGATATTTTAAGGGCGATTATAGATGTATTTGGGCCTGAAAAAATATATTTACTCACTAAAATGATGCCTAACGCCAAAACTGCATCTGGTAAAATGATATGGGTTCAAAATAATTTACCTTTTTATTCTGATCAAGTAATTTTAATGACGCTCGGAGTTCCAAAATCATTATTGGCTCGACCGGACACCCTTCTTATCGAAGATTGTGATAAATATGTCGAGGAGTTTTACAAAGCCGGGGGTTACGGGATACTTGTAAACCGTCCTTGGAACAAGGGTTATGAAAGAGCAGACCATACCGTTGAAGATTTGGAAATAGATTTACTTAGTATTGTCCATGATGTAGGAGTTGACAAATGAGCAGAGTTCTTGTGATACCAGATTTACATGAACCATGTTCCAGGCTCGGAGCATTGGAATTTTGTAAAGATTTAAGAAAAAAACATAAGACTGATACCACAATATTCATAGGTGACATCACTGATTGGCATTCTATTTCTTTCCATGCTCGACATCCCGAAATGCCGGGGCCAAAAGATGAATTTAAGCTCGCATATAAGTGCCTTAGAAAATGGTATAGAGCTTTTCCCGCAGCTTGGGTATGTTTAGGCAACCATGACCGCAGAATTGTAAGACTTGCTGAATCTGTAAATATCCCTTCTCAGTTTATACGAGAATACGGCGATGTATGGAAAACCCCAGGATGGGATTGGATTCACGAAATTATAGTTGATGATGTTTTATATTCGCACGGCGAAGGTGCGGGTACAAGTATGTATCCAGCATATAACAAAATGAAAAAAATGGGCATGTCGTGTATCCTCGGCCACTTTCATCAAGCGGGTGGAGTAAAGTGGCTTGTCAATCCATTACGTAGAATGTTTGGATTAGATACGGGTAGTCTTATTAATGATAAATCTATGGCTTTTGCTTACGGCAAATTTGCCGTTGTGAGATCAGTTCTATCGGCGGCAGTAGTTATTGATGGCGTGCCACAACATATTATAATGCCGTGTGGTAAAGGCGAAAAGTATCACGATTCGAGGTTCAAATGAGAATTGAAATAGCAGTTATAGCATTGGTGCTTTGTATGTTAGTCCATATACTCTGGGAACATAGGAGATAGTAGTGGGTAAAGGTTCAAAACGCAGACCAGACCAAACGACCAAAGAAGAACGTGCTCTTAGAGAACGGTATGCTGAAGGCGGAATGTCGTTTATACAGTATGAACGAGCGTATAGGAAGTTAGTGAAACAGGGTTTGGTAAAAAGAAACGGAAGGGTGATAGAATGAAAATACCTTTTTATGAGACAATACATTTTTGTTTGGGTTTTTGTGTTGGCTCTTTGTTTGGTTTAACATTAATCGCGTGGTTCATCAAATTATGCGTAAAATAACTAATATCCTCAATAAAATAAACTGGCCAACAGACACCCTGCTGCTCGACTTCGAGACATACTTCGATAAGGATTACTGCATGGGCAAAGGTAAGAATGCCCTGTCCATCGTAGAGTATGTCACTGATCCCCGGTTCCACCTCACCGGGCTTGGAATACAACTCAATGATAACGAGCCAAGATTCATTCCTGGACCTCATGTGCCCTGGGCAATCGAACAACTGAAAAAGAAATTTGGTAAAGCACTACATAACTGCACCCTGGTCGCAAAGAACAACAAATTCGATTGTCTGATTCTGGTTGAAAAATTCGACATTTATCCACCATACACTATTGACATAGAAGATCTATCACGATATTATGACAGCCGTATGAAACAAGGATTAAAAGATCTGGCTAAGCTATTTAAGTTACCACCAAAAGGTGATACCATGCAATTTAAAGGATTATATTGGGAAACGATGTCACCTGAGCAACGCCAGGCTATGAAAGAATATTGTTTAGGAGATGTTATAGATGAGAAATTATTGTTGGAAATTCTGTTACCTCGGCTTGATAATCCCGGCGTTGAGCTTGATCTCGCTCGTCATACGCTTAATCTTTATCTTAAACCCCCATTTAAGTTTGATTTTGATTTAGCTGATGAAATAGAAATTGGAATGAATCAAGAATTGATGAATACACTTGATGGAGTAAGTTGGGCATTAGATTATGCAAAGTAAAAATTGTAGTAAATGTAAACGAATTTAGAGAAAGATGATGAAATTGCAAGAAAAGCACGAAAATATCTTAAAGCTTATCAGGAGTAACAAACAATTTCCTAAAATTCTGGCTGAACTTTTACCAGAAGGGGAACAGGTTCCTACCAAAATGGGCACTAAAAAAATTATACCTGCACTCGCCAAGACAGATGTTTCTTTCCAATTACTCCTTACGCACTCTGATGACAAAGTGAGGCAATTGTGCCGAGCACGTATATCAGCTAAATCATGGCCCACGTGGATACAGCGAGTACAAAAACTTAAAGCCCAAGCGAAAGTAATGAAACACCATGGACAAAT